TCCTGCTTTCACAGATTTGCTCAAAGCTTTTCCGGCATGGTATCACAAACATCAAGGGAGGGCTGCATCGGTTCAAACGGGACCAGCGTTTTTCTCGTCCGTAATGTTTGGACGCTCGGATGTTAGGCATTTACCGGCAAAAACATTTTATCCGTACAACGGATTTATGGCTCCCAAACGAGATCAGAAAATTACCATTTTTCTAGACAAGAAAAACTTTCCACCTGAAATGCTGTGCGCCCACTTTTCAAACAACAGATGGGGAGGAAAGCCTAAGACCAGCAAATGAAACCGCAGTTTCCGCTCTACATACCAAGCAAAGGACGTTTCGAATACATGATTACGTCCAAGGCTTTAACTGAAATGGGCGTGTTTCACAACATTGTTGTAGAGCCACATGAAGTTCAAAGGTACAAGGATGCTGTAAAACAATTTGGGCTTTTAACAAATGTGATCGAGTTAGACATGTCGTACAAAGGCAAGTACGAGCTTTGTGATTCGCTGGGTTTATCCAAAACAACTGGTTCAGGACCAGCCCGAAACTTTATTTGGGATCATTCCATAAAATCCGGCTACCCATGGCACTGGATCATGGACGATAACATCAAAGGATTTTTACGAATGAATCGCAATGTTCGAATCCAAACCACCAGTCCATCATTTTGGAGGGCGATGGAAGATTTTGTTTTGAGGTACAAGAACGTTGCAATGGCTGGGCCAAACTACGCGATGTTTGCATTTGGCGCATCGGCTTTACCTCCATTTATTACCAACACGCGAATCTACTCATGCAACCTTATTCGAAACGATGTTCCGTTTAGATGGAGGGGTCGATATAACGAAGACACGATTATGTCTTTGGACATGCTGAAAGCGGGTTGGTGTACAATTCAATTCAACGCTTTCCTTCAGCAAAAACTTAGAACACAAACAATCAAGGGTGGCAATACTGATGAACTTTACAAAGACGGGACAATGGACAAATCAAGGATGCTGGTCCGAGAACATCCTGATGTTGCTGAGGTAAAATTTAAATTTGAACGATGGCACCACCACGTTAACTACACGGTGTTTAAAAAGCAAAAACTTATCAAACGCAACGAACTAGATCTTAAAAAAGGCGTAAACGATTACGGAATGAAATTGGTCAAACTTAAAAGGAAATGACCGATCTAGAGCGTGATTTGTTGGAACATCGTAGGATGCTGTATAGGCCCACGCCAAAGCAAACCGTGGTGGAATGGGCTGAACAAAATTTAACGCTTACCCAAAGGCAAACAGAAAGCCCCGGGCCCTTTCGTACAGCAGTTCGACCCTATTGCCGCGAGGTCATGGAATGCTGGAAAGATCCCGGCGTTTCAGATGTAACGCTTTGCTGGGGTTCTCAAACAAGCAAAACAACGACGCTTATGGCAGGGCTTGGATGGGCAATTGATAACGAACCTTCTCCGGTTTTGTGGTTGATGCCATCAGAAAACTTAGCCCGATCCTTTTCTAAAACTCGTTGGTATCCATTGCTGGAAGATTCACCTGCTTTAAAGGCACGGTTTCCAGTGAACATGGACCAGATGACAAATCTGGAACAACAGTTTGATCGCTGCACACTTACCTTTATTGGATCAAACTCCCCTGCAAACCTTGCGTCTCGTCCAGTCCGCATTTTGGTGGCTGACGAGGTGGATAAATTTGCGGAAGCAACGGCCAAGGAAGCCGACGCTTTGGATCTTGCTGAACAACGGTTAAAGGCGTTTTCAAGTTCCAAGGCATTTTTTACATCAACTCCAACGATGACCGAAGGAAGAATCTGGCAACGTTTTATTCGCGGAGACCAACGCCGGTATTACATCCCTTGTTTTCACTGCAAAGAACTTATCCGCTTAGAATGGAAACAAGTAAAATGGGACAACGCAAAAACCGAAGATGGTAAATACGATTGGCATGCCATTCGGTCGTCTGCCTACTACGAATGCCAGCTTTGCCAAGGGAGGATTTCTGACAGCTACAAAGTAGCCGCATTGCGTCACGGAAAATGGATCGCTGAAAACCCAAACAGCCTTCCGTCAATTCGTTCCTATCACCTTTCAAGTCTTTACAGCCCTGACAAAAAATGTACTTGGGGTTATCTTGCTGTCGCGTTCCTTGAAGCTAAAAACTCGATGATGGGACTTCAAGGTTTTGTAAATGGTATGTTAGCGGAGCCTTGGGAAAACCAAGAAGGCACAGCGGATCGAGTAGAAATTATTTCTGACGCTGAAATGCCGGAAGCTCGTAGATACTTGACCGCAGACGTTCAAGCCGCCGCTCCTTATTTTTGGTGGGTATGCCGAGAATGGGATGGAGGGAATTCGCGTTTGGTAGCAGCAGGACACGCCGACGACTTTGCCGCACTGCGAAGAGTTCAAGTTGAACTTAAAGTTCACGACATGGATGTCGGAATTGACTCAGGGTTTAATACACAGGCAGTTTACGATGCTTGCAGCGGTTACTCTTCAACAAGCGGAAACCCAGTTAGCTATCCGTGCGGATTACGATACCCACCTGAGGGTGGACTTAGAAAACCAATGCTTGTTGGATGGATGCCCATGAAGGGGCGGGAAAGCGGCGCACGTTTTACGACGAAGTCTGGGTCCATTCATCCATTCGGAATTTCAACGTCTACCTCCATGCGAACGGATGTAGTTCAACCTTTGTTGGTTTTTGATACTGAACATTTGCGAGAAATGTTGTCTAAGCTTCGCAGGTCAAACGAACAGTTTTCTTGGAGCGTTTGTTCCCTTCCAAATCAAATGCAGGTTGAAGGCGCGTTTTCCGTTGGTTCGGATGTTTACTGGAAACACTTGGACTCTCACATTTTAAAGCCCACAGCCAATAGAAGTGGGCGAATTCGTTACCAGTGGTTCAAACGAAATCACCGATGGCCTGACCATTTGCACGACTGCGAACTGATGCAGTTGGCTATGGCAATGTTATGGAACGACCTAAAGCCAAATTCAAATGAAGTTGAAAGTGCTGCTTGACGTTTGCAAAAATTCAGTGAACATCCGTTGCGGTGGTCACCTACACGGTCTCAACTAAGCGGTCGTATCTACGCACTACGTATGCCGGAAAGGCTTCGTTGACCCTGCTTGCCGCGCTGCTCGTAAAACTTACCGCTGCCGCAAGTTCAATTGAAACCGGAAACGTTGTAAGTCAAACATCAAGTGCAGACGTTTCAGTCACGTTTTCTAAGCCGGGTGAAGGTGCGCCGTCTTCGGTGGAAATGCTGGAAATGTGGGAGTCTCTGCTTTCGGATTACGATTACGCCGTAACGCTTTTGGCTGGTGATGGGATTGCTAGTCCCACCGATCTCCAAATTTACAATAAAATGTTAACCGCCGTTCTGGTTTCAACCACTCGGTATTATGGGGATTTCACGCAATTCCGTCGTGAAGCCACAACCCGAATGAGCTAATGGGATTCCTTCAAAACATAGCGGACAAGCTGTTTCCTGCTCCCGTAAACAAATACGAAGGAGCGGGAAACTCGTTGCGTCGTTCGTATCTCGATACGTCTTACACCTCCGCGCGGTTTGATGTTACTAGTTCGACTCGTCAAGCCATCGTTCGCAAGTCTCGCTTTTTCGAGCAAAACAACGCTGTACTGAATAGGCTTGGCGACTTGTTTGAATCATACACTGTTGGCTCAAGCTTCTCGGTTCAACCAGCCTCCAGTGATTCCGCTTGGAATCTTAAGGCCAAAAAGTGGTTTGATGTCTGGAGCCGTTATCCCGATATTGGTTCTCGTCAGTCGTTCTCCACTTTGATGGGGCAAGCCGCTCGCGGTTGGTTCTATGATGGCGAGTCGTTCTTGTTGTTGACCAAAGGTGATACCGGCAGACCTCGATTGCAGTTAATCGAAGCGCAATCAATTGCTACTCCCACAGGGATGCCAGCAGATGAGACCGTTTTTGACGGTATCCGGTTTGATCCTCGTACCGGACGAGCGATATCCTACTTTATTGGATCGGAAAAAACTCAGGGTAACCTGACTGATGTTCGCTCCATTCCTTCTGACTCCGTAGTCCATATCTACGAGCCGAATCGTCCCGGTCAACTCCGAGGTCTGCCGTTTGTTTCCGCTGTCATCAACGATCTGCACGATCTAGATGATCTGCAAAAGCTGGAGATGGAGGCTTGCAAGCTTGGAGCTTCTGTCGCTCAGATTGTTAAGACCGTCTCCGGCGAAGTCCAAGCAAGCAACCTCCGCGCTGGTACTGCTGGAGCGAGTGTAAACACCGCCGAGAATTACTACGAACAGGTCTTTGGATCTGGCGTGAAGGTAATGAAAAACGGTGACAGTTTTGAGCAGTTCGCGACCGAGCGTCCCGGTGTAAATATGCGCGAGTACTGGCGACAACTGACTGAGAAAGTCTGTGCTGGCGTTGGCATCCCTTACGTTCTTGTTTACCCAGAGTCGATGCAGGGAACTGTCTATCGCGGTGCGCTAGATATGTCGTCTGTATGGTTCCGCTCTCGCCATCAAGTCATGGCATCAGCGGCTCGTCGCATTTACGAATATGCGATGGAATACGCGATCAAGAACGATCCTACGCTAAACGACGCTCCTAGCGACTGGTACGAAGTCTCAATTACCGCTCCGCGCTCCCCGAATGTTGACGTTGGCCGTAATTCTGCGGCTCAATTGGCAGAACTGGAAGCGGGAGTTGTTACCTTTGACGAGGTCTATGGTGCGCGTGGTCTTGATTGGCGTTCTGCTTTAGAGTCAAAAGCTCAACAAGCTTTGTTTGTACGTCAACTCGCTGCAAAATACGGCGTTGATGTATCTGAGATTTCGGTGATTCAGAAAGAACGTCCCGCAACTAGTGTTGCACCGGCTATTGACATGGAAGATGATTCTTCTGAATCTCCGTCCCCAGTCGCTCCGTCAGAAGGTGGGTCGCAACCTGTTGTTGTAGAGCAGGAAGAGATTACCGCTACCGTCAAAAAGACTCGGAAACCAAAAGCCAAGAAAACCGAATGAGTTTTACCAAGAAGTCAGATTGGCTTTACTTCGCTCCGGCAAACGCTGCCGGTGATCCTGCTACTGTTCAGATCTTCGATCAGATTGGCGAAGACTGGTACGGCGGTTCCGGTCTATCTGCAAAACAGTTTTCCGATGTTCTCAACGAGATTGGCAACGGTCCGCTGCTTGTAGAGATCAACTCTCCCGGCGGTAATGTCTGGGATGGTCTCAGCATTTACAACCAGTTGCGCGGTCGCAAAGCTCCGGTAACCACTCGCGTCGTTGGTATTGCCGCTTCCATTGCGTCAATTATCGCTCTTGCCGGTGACCGAGTAGAGATGGCTGATGCCGCTCTAATGATGATCCACGACCCATCAGGGATGGCTTCTGGCACTTCCGAGGATATGCGGAAAATGGCTGAGGCTTTGGATCAACACGCTCAAGTGTTGGTTGGAGTGTATGCTAAAAAGACAGGACGCTCTCCCGAGTCTATCCGCGCTGCGATGCGAGCAGAGACTTGGTTTACCACCGCTGAGGCTCTCGCTTTTGGTCTTGTAGACAAACCCATCAAGCAGTTGGCAATGGCCGCTAAATGGCATCCTCGGGCAGTGACTAAGACCGCTCCTGAGACCGTCAAAAACAACCTCCGTCGAGGGTTAGAGCAATACGATGAAGGTCTTGCTGGCGACGGTCTGGAACCAGCAACTGTCACCGATGCTAAATCGCTTGTTGCAGGAGAGGCTCCTACCGAAAACAAGATCCGCAAAGCTAACGCTTGGTGGGGACGCAACGACCGATTCTTGGAAGCAGAACCTAATACTCCTGCGGATGTAGCGGCAAACCTCTGGGGAGGTGCTGCTGGCCGCGATTGGTTCTCCGCACTCTTTGCTCAACTAGAAGAGCCGTCTGATACCAATACAGACAAAACACTTTCGACTGATGGCGAAAAAACCATCAACGATTCTGGCGTGGACTCCACGCCGCAACCAACACAACAACCCGACACAAATATGTCCGATTCCACTACTGTGACGGCTGCGGCTGCTCCTGCCGCTTCCGTTGATCTCGCTACTATCATGGCAAAGCTTTCCGCTTTGGAAGCTTCTATTAAGTCGCCCACCGCCGCTCCTGCTCCCGATCCGGTTCGTCCCGTGATCGAGAACCTCGGCAACCCGCTGCTGGAGAAGCATAAGAGCCTCCGCGCTGGTGCTGAGCGTCGTCGTTTCTTGGTCGAGAACCACAGCGAGCTTCTCCGTCAGCAGAGCATCTTCGCTCCGCAGAACGCGAACTCCTTTACCTCGACGCTTGTCGTGGATTACCTCGCTGACGCGATCATCACCGTTGCCGCTACCAAGTTGGCGATGGTTGACGCTTTCAGCCGCAACGTGGGTCTGGACAACCTCCGTCCGAAAGCCACCGTTCGCGTAAAGAAGTTCACGACCGGCACCGCCGCTCAGGTCAATCCGACCAACTGGGAGGCCAACAACGATTCGACGCTTGCTGCCACTTCGGTGACCGTTGACCAGATCAGCAAGAACTTTACCGTCACTCAAGAAGAACTGAATCAGGGTTACGCTCTGGCTGATCTTGCTGCTGGTTCTGCTGATCTGTTCGCTTATGGTATTAGCGACAAGATTACCGCCGTGATGACTGTCACTAACTACGGTACCGCCGTTACGATTGGAACCGCTGCCAACTTCGACACCAGCGACCTCCCCGCGATTCTCGCTGCTGCCAAGAACTATCGTTCCAAGAACCTCGTTCTGGACGGTGGACACATCGCTCGCTTGTTGTTCTCGTCGGCCTCTAACACCTTCCCCGATGGCCGTCTGTCTTCGCTTGCGAACGGTCGTTTTGGATTCGATGTCATCGCCGAGAACAACCGCTGGACTGGTGCTGAGACCAACACCGCTGGCTTTGTCTGCGGTCCTGACGCTATCGCCATCGCAGCCGGTCTTCCGGTTGGAATGGTTGCCGGTGAGTTCATCGAACAGCGCACGGTTACCACCAACAACGGTCTGTCCTGCTTGCTCTCGGTCTGGTATTCCCGCGCCACACGCTCGCACATGGCGTCTTACGACATCATGTTTGGTGCTGCCGCTGCGGACACTACGCAAGCTGAAGTCCTTATCACCTCTTAATCCTTAAGGATATGCGCATTGCAACAACCATAGCAGTGGACAAGACCGGCAAAACTAAATTGCTGGCTGGTCCCGAAATTGATGCGACTCTCCAGCGCACTAATTTCAACACTGTTTCTGTTCCTGAAGGAGGCAAGCTCATCTTGTGGGTACAGGGAGCCTTAGCACCGAAGATTCGTAAGGGTTAACAAACCAAAACTGGGAGGGTTACCGGATACGCTGGTAACCCTCCCTTTAACCGAAACACAATTTTATGGCCGTTCAAGCAGACATTTCGACTGAGTATTCAATGGGCCGCGAGGGGTTCGCGCTGGTCACTAGCACCGCCGCTCAGACCGGCAACTGGTCTGGCTTGATTCCCGTTGAGCCAACAGTGTTTACGTCTATCACTGGATTTGGAATATCTGGCACTTGGACTTCTAAGACAATCCCTGCTGGATTCCCGCTGGTGGGAAACATCACCGCATTTCAAATCTCCAGCGGTTCTGTCGTAGCGTTTAACGCCAGAGCCTAATGATCTCAATCGGAACATCAATCAACAGGACGAGATCCTATAATGGGATCATGCCTGAGCCTCCGATTATGCGGAGGGATGTTCTACAAGAGGACGAGACATTCCTGCTGCAAGAAGATGGAACCAGCAAGCTCGTTATTTCGTATGGCACATTCGACAGCATAGTGCTGGAAGATGGCTCCACATTTTTAACACAAGAAGACTTGGGAAAACTAATCTTAACAGTTTACTGATATGGCAGACGCTAAAATCTCAGCACTAACAAACCTAACGGCAGCCGATGCAATAAATGACATGATCCCGATTGTGGACGTGTCGGATACTCCACCAGCCTCGGGGAATACCAAACGCATCAGCATCAACAATCTCCTCTCATCCTCGCCAACCGCGAGTGGAGCATTGACTGTCACCGGACTCGTCACCGCTGGCTCCGCCACCATCACCGGCGATCTGACGGTGCGAACGAATAAGTTACTTGTTACTGCGACTGGTGTGGGTGTTGGCGCGAGTCCCGTAAATGCGTTTGACGTTGTTTCAACCTCAGGAACCCTCGCTGTTTTTAAGCGAACAGGATCAAACGGTGCATTTATTGGACTAGAAGACGGTTCTGGTTCTGGATTAGCATATCTTGGAGTTACCAGCGGAACTTTTGCAATTCAGACTCCCGGTTCTGGGTATTCTGACAAATATACTATCGCTTCCGATGGTACTGCCACTTGGTCCGTAGCTGGCACCACCGCCATGACCCTCAACTCTACGGGGTTGGCAATCGGAGTTACGCCGAACACTTGGACGCTCTACAAAGCACTTCAGGTTAATAGTGCGTCCATCTGGTCAACGACCGGAAACGATACAACCTACGCTTCCAACGTCTATTACGATGGAGCGTACAAATTTCGAAGTGCATCCAGCGAGAAGGCCTGTATGTACACCCAGTTCGGTGGACAGCATCTATTTTATTACACTGCTGCCGCTGGAACTGCTGGGAATACAGCCACCTTCACCCAAGCAATGACCCTCGATGCGTCGGGGAATTTGCTGGTAAAAAAGACAGCAATCAGCTCAACCACTCTTGGTTGCGAACTTACAGCAACCGGTCAAATTAACGGTGCGACGGCAAATCTTGATAATCTCAACATTTACAATACGACTGCTAGTGCCTATCGGTTTTTTGTTAGCGCAGCCGGAACGGTTAATGCCACTAATGCAACTATAACTGCCATCTCCGATGCTCGACTAAAGGAAAACGTCCAAGACATCGACGTTGGTTTGAATGCGATTCTGGCCCTCAAACCGCGCAAGTTTGATTGGAAGGCTGGCAAAGGTAAGGACATCAAAGGTGACAGGGGTTTCATTGCTCAAGAGTTTGAGACTGTGTTCCCCAATCTCGTAGACGAGTGGAAAGACCCTGCTCCCGAAGGCGAAGCTCCGTACAAGTCCGTTCGCCAAGACCTTATTCCTGTGCTGGTGAAAGCCATCCAAGAACTCACCGCCCGCGTCCAAACCCTCGAAGCCCGCTAATTTATGACCATCCTCTGGATCATCGAACGCCTGTTGGTTAAGCCCACCGAAGGCTCCCTTACCGATGTCGTAATCACCGCCGATTGGCGATGCAACGGCACTGACGAAACGTACAGCGGCACTTGCTACGGCTCCTGCTCGTTCCAACCGCCGTCTGGTGAGTTCACGCCATATCCTGACCTGACGCAGGAACAGGTGCTTGGTTGGTGCTACGAGAACGGTGTCGATAAGACCGCTATCGAGGCGAACGTGACGCAGCAGATTAACGACCAGATCAATCCGCCCGTGGTGACGCTGCCGTTGCCGTGGAATCCAGTTGCGGAGATCGTTGCTGTGGCTGAAGTTCCCGTCGCCTAATATGGAAATCAACGTCAAATTGACCCAAGAACAAGCCAACGGTTTGCTGCAACTTATCGATATTTCAGTCAAAGCTGGAGGCATTCAAAACGCCAAAGTTGCTTTGCCGCTTGTCGATCTAATCGTCAACGCTGCTCAACCTAAATCCGAGTAATGCAAACCGACACTAACAACAGCAGCGGAGTTGGGATCTCTCTAGCGACCGCTGCCGCTGCTGGTGCGGTCTCATTCATCCCTCAGCTAACTCAGTGGTTTCAACTTGGAGCCGCTGTTTTAGCCTTTATTGCAGCATCAATCGGTCTGTATAAAACCTTCAAAAAATGAACTGGAAAACTACTCTTGCCGGTGTTGGTGCAATCCTTGTCGCTGTCGGCGGTGCGCTCAAAGCATTGTTTGACGGTGATCCTACGACCAACATTGATCTTGCTGCGACCATTGCTGCTGTGACAATTGGCTTTGGGTTGATCGCTGCCAAAGACGCTGACAAAAAGCCCGAGTGAATTTTATCGAACAGATCGTTACCGCTTTGCTCAAGTGGTTGACTGGTTTTGTTCAAACACCGCCCACCGTTGAAGATGCAAAACGAGATCCAGACCTCAAAAAGAAGTTGCTGGATCGTATTGCTAAGTCTAATCGCTAGTTGCGGCTGTGGTTCTCGCGTGGTTATGGTGCCTCACGGTGAGCCTGTGAGGCTCGCTGAGAGCGTCAAAGCTAAGGTTTGGGTCAAAGGAGCGGATGGTGTTTCTGTTCGCTCTAGCAACCGGATAACGCTTCCCGAAGGTTGGTACGCATTGCCTAAAGATTGATATGTCACAACAAGTTATCAATGTCGGATCAACCGCAAACGACAACAACGGTGATACGTTGCGCGGGAGTTGGATCAAAGCTAACGACAACTTTACGGAGTTGTATGCTGCACTCCCGTTGGTTTCTCCAACAACGTGGGCTGCTACATTAACCGATTCTGGTGGTGGTTGTTTGTATGGTTATTCAACAAACGCTGCTCGCCATACTTCGATTGGATTTGTTAGTACGTTTACAGTTGATTTCACGATTAATTCACTTCTTGGAAGTCCTACCGGCAATTTACGCATAAGCCTTCCCGATCCGGTATTGTACGAAGCAGCGTTTGCTGTATGGCTTACCAACGGAACTAACCAAGCCAAGACTTCAATAATAGCTAGAGCAATAACCGGAACCAGTTATTGCGAGATTTCGCACTTTGAAAATGGAGATGCGTCTAGTCTTGCTGGTCATGTTAAAGCAACCTCTCGACTCATTGTCAGTGGCACTTATTTCACTTCGTGAATCTAATCGCAACCAGTCTCCAGTTGGGGATGACGGTTCTTCAAGGAGCTTTGGGGAATCCTGCGTTTATTTGGCAGGGTCAACTGGTTCGGTGCCTTTCGACAACTATCACTGATGCAAACGCAGTAATTGCTGGCGGATTTCAAGACAACGTTTCTACGCGATTGCTTGTTAAACTAGAGGATTGGAGACTTGCAGACTCCACATTGGTTACAGTCGACGCAACAGTTTGGTCGATAGATTCCGGCTCCTCTCCAGATCGACTACTGCAAGAATCTAGTGGTTTGCTTTTGCAGGAAAACACCGACCGAATTATTTTAACATTTGGGAAAATGATGCCTGTCGTGGGGCGTACTTTGATTTACGATGGTCGCACGTTGCGAATTGTTTCCGCAAAACGAGATGCAAGTGGAGGGTTTTACATTCTAGACCTAGCCGCAAAAACCAAATGACTCCAACCATCACATTTGATACATCGCGTTTTCAGTTAGCTTGGAGGAAATACCTCGCTTCGACATCACGAAGCCTTCCCTCTGCTTGCAACTCAAGGATGTTTTACCTGCTTGTGCGGGTGTATTTGATTTTGTCGCCTCAGTCTCCGGTTGAAAAACGAAAACAATTCCGCGCGGCATTGTACCAAAAGGTATCAGTCAAGGGATCAAAAGGCAGAGAAGTCGAAAGAATCTACGCGATTGTTAACTCAAAACGAAGACCGGGATTGTACGGCGAAAAAATGCGGATGGCCGCAAAAAAGGTTTTAAGCCGAACAATTGGTGGCGTTGGATACCTTAGGGCAATGACTGTCCGAGGAATTAGAAGGTTTCAAGGGTTTAAACAATTTGGAACAAAGAGCCTTAAGACCGGCAAGTACAACAGCGCAAACAAAGCAGCAATTGCCCTTTCGGCAGAATACAACGCAAAGCAGGAATCGGTTGCGATTTACCGCGCGAGTCAGGTGAAAGCTATTTCAAGCCGGGCGCAGGAAAGCTACTCGCCAGTAGCGTCCGTTGAAATTTCTGGGGCAAGCGTCCCTGTAATAGGTGGTAGCGTTTACTCGGTGTTGAACCCTGCTTTTACCCGTTCACTTGCTGATGAAACTTTGGAA